CAATGAAAGTTAAGTCCTCGGAATCCCCATGAGAATAAATCTACACAGGCAATTAAAGGATGTTGATCATATGATTCGCCAGGAGTTTTAGCATTATATACAAAGGTATAGAAACCTCCTACTTCAGGTATAGGAGTTACTGTATCATTCAGTGCATCCATAATCTCTAGCATCATTTCTTCTTGATCATTGGTTTGATTATTCAGATCACTTAAATATTGTCTCACACGATTATCTTCTGCTTCTTCTGCAGCATTGAATCCGAAAGAGTCTGTCATGATGCTAAACCAAGTTCTCTTTCAGTAATAATTTTGAATTCAATTCTCTTATCTTTGCACCATTCATCTGCTGCCTTCCATTTTGCTTGGTTAACGGCATAGGTTTTGCATTCGTATAGGTATGATTGAGTCACCTTTTTTCTCTTTCTTGGTGGTTTAGTTTGTTTAAATGGTTTGACTTCTATCACATAGGTTTTAACCTTACCATTATTTTCTTTTACTTTAATAATAAAGTCTGGAAAGTAACGACGGGTCTTACCATCAGGAGCAAGATATGGTATAAAGAACTCTTCACTTCCCCATTGTATAATATTTTCATTTAGATCACAGTAGCCACAGAATTTAGTTTCCCAAGAACTACGACAGATAATATTATTAATATTACCCTTATATTTCTTTGGATTTCTTGGCTTATAGATACTCTTTTTACTCTCTGACATACATAATAAATAACATAGTAAGTCAAATATTATTTAGATGGCAAAGTTGGGGGTAACACCAACCCATAAAACGGTAGATGATCTAAGAAATACTATACTATCACCCTCATTAACTCCGTATTTTGAGGTTCAATTTCCTGTGCCAAGTTTCTTATCTAATTTGAATTCAGGTTCAACATCTCCATATAATTATTTAACATTGTTATGTACGGAGGCAGTATTGCCAGGAAATAATTTAATAACATTTAATGTTGATAATGATTACAGTGGTGTCACAGAGAAGATGCCTCATAGAAAAGTATATGATCAGCAACTACAATTAACTTTTTATGTTAATGCAGAAGAGGATGCTTATTATCCAATAAGATTTTTTGAAAGTTATATATCTTATATTGCAGGAGAAGATCCTAGTGATGCAGTTTCATTAGATAAATTAAGAAATCAAAATTATTTTTATAGGATGTCTTATCCTGATGAGTATATGATAGATGGATTGATAATTAAAAAGTTTGAGAAAGATGGCCAGTTTTCTCCTAAAAATGATAGGGTTAATCCAGTAAATAAGCAACTATCATATGAGTTCATTAGGACTTTTCCTACGACTATTAATTCAATGCCAGTATCATATGGAGAAGCAGATGTATTAAAATGCACTGTTACTTATTCTTATATACGATATGTTCAGCATAATACATTTAGTACAAGTAGAGTAAAACCTTCTATATCTAACAGAGTTGCTAGTGTTCCTAATACAGATCCTCAAAGTAAAGATACTACATTAAGTAAATCTCAAATAAGACAAGATACAAATCCTGGTTTTGGAAAAGGTCTAAGGGAAGATCCTAATATTCCATTAGGACAAATAAAGAATAAGGAAAATCAAAATAAAAGTAAAAAAGTCATGGATTCTAACTTCTTGCCATTCATCAAATAACCCCTATAAATAAATACACTGACATTGTTATAAACATATCATGCCATTACCAAAGATTGCGACCCCGACGTATGAGTTGGAACTACCTTCTACACAAAAGAAAGTTAGATATAGACCTTTTTTAGTTAAAGAAGAAAAGGTTTTGTTGATAGCTCTTGAAAGTGAAGACACAAAAGAAATAACTAATGCTATTAAAGCAGTAATTAAGAATTGTGTTTTGACAAAGGGTATTAAGGTTGAGGCATTACCTACTTTTGATATAGAATATTTGTTCTTGAACATTCGTGGTAAGTCTGTAGGTGAAACTATTGAAGTTAATTTAATATGTCCTGATGATGGAGTTACTGAGGTTAAAAAGAACATTCCTATTGATAATATTAAAATTCAACGTACTGATGACCATACCAATCAGATAAAACTTGATCAAAATATCATGATGGAATTGAAGTATCCTTCTCTAGAGCAATTCATTAAAAACAATTTTGATTTTAGTGACGGTGCTAATCAGATGGATCAATCATTTGAGTTGATTGGAACATGTATTGATAAGATCTATACCGAAGAAGAAGTATGGACAGCATCTGATTGTACTAAGAAAGAATTGACTGAATTTCTTGAGTCAATGAATTCATCTCAGTTCAAAGAGATTGAAAATTTCTTTGAGACTATGCCTAAATTATCTCACACTATTAAGGTAAAGAATCCTAATACTGAGAAGGAAAGTGACGTGGTTCTTGAAGGGTTAGCATCTTTTTTCGCTTAGCTCTGGTGCATTTGAGTCTTGAAGGTTATTTCAAACTCAATTTTTCGTTGATGCAATATCATAAATATAGTTTGACTGAGATTGAAAATATGATGCCTTGGGAGCGAGACATTTATGTGATACTTCTTCAACAACATCTTGAAGAGGAAGAACGAAAGCAAAAGCAACAACAGAATGCCTAGAACGTTATCTCTATTAGCAGTATTAAAGAAAGTTGATGCCAAGGGTGTAAAGTCCTTATCCAATGCTCAATGGGGTACTTTTCTTGCGTCTGATACTGAACCAAATGAGATACAGGATAAGATTAAAAAGTTAGAAGGATATGAGGAGAAGTTTGCTGTTTATGATTCAACAGGAGAACTGATTGTTGAAGATAATCAAGCAATGATGGATCGGTTTAAGGAGAAGACTGGTCGTGCTAAGGATAGAGAATCTTTTAAGGTAAAGAAAACAAAAATAAATGTAGGGGAATTTTTAGGTAAGGATAGAACACCTGACAAATCTCAGAACCCAGATATTAGTGGGATTTTTAATGATGAGGAGGAGAAAGGTGATGTTGGCCCAAAAGGTATGGAATCCAAGGTGGGTAGATTGTCACGTATAGTGAGAGATACTCGTGGTAGAGTATTAAAATTAGAGGAGGAAAATAAAAAGAAACCAAGTAATAAATTAGCTACTGATGGTTTAGATGAGACTGTAAATTTAATTGCAGAGAAGGTAATATCTATAGAGGATACTTTAAAAGATCAAATAAAAGTTGATGTAGAAAATAAAAAACTTCAAAAGCAGAAATTAGAAAATGAAAAGAGAGATGATGAAGAAAGTAGATTAGGTAAAGTAACAGGATTTTTGAAAGGTGCTGCTGATAAAATCATTGCTCCTGTTCAAAATATATTTGGTCAGATATTTGGTTTTATAAAGAGATTAATTCTAGGAAAAATATTTTTAAACATACTTAAATGGTTTGGTAATCCTGCGAACCAAGGTAAAATTGATGGTATAATTAAATTCTTTGGTAATAATTGGAAGAAACTATTATCTTTATATCTTGTCTTTGGAACTGGTCTAGGTAAATTTGTAAGGTTTTTAACCAAAGTAGCAATAAAAGGTATACTTAAATTAGGTATACTTCTTGCTAAGATTGCGGCCGCCAAGGGAGTTAAGGGTGCAAGGGGTTTTGCAAAAATGCTTGGTGGTAAAAAAGGAGCATTGATAGCAGGTGGCCTTACTGCTGTAACTTCACTTGCTATGTATGGTGGTGTGAATAAGATGCTAGGTGGTGGTAAAGAAGATGGTGAGGGTGAAGAACCACAGAAGTTTAATAAGGGTGGAAAGGTTCGTGGACAAGGTGATAAGGATACTGTTCCTGCTATGCTAACTCCTGGTGAGTTTGTTATGTCTAAGGGTGCTGTACAGCAGTATGGTGTTGATACAATGGAGGCAATGAATGCTGCTGCTGGTGGAACAAATGTCCCTGTCTTGATGCCAGATAAGAAACGTAAAGGATTTCCTGGTGGAGGTAGACCTTATGCTCCTACGGCTCCTACGATGGGTTATGGAATGGGGCAGGTACAACCAGATCAATTTGTTTTTAATAAGACTGAATTTATATCTAAGTCAACTACAACTACTCGGAATGGAGAAGTAATAGATCATAAACGTGAGAAAAGTATGACTGATATTGGTGGTAATATTGCAGTTGAAGATATGAAGGAACATCAGACTCAACTTGTAGAATCTTTACGTAAGGTTCCTGGATATGAGAAGATTAATTTCATGGATGTTATGCAATATCCTGATGGTAAAGGGAGACTTGTGGGTATGCCAGAAGAAACACTTTATCCTATTCTTAATTCTAGTGATGCAGGAAAGGCATCAGAGGAAAAACGAAGAGCAGCACAGGAGAAATTTTTAGTAGATAATAATTTAATAAAACCTGATGGAGGCGTGAAGGCTTATAGTTACTATGATGGAAAATTAAAAGTTGATGGAGAAACTAGAGATGCAGTTCTTGAAGAAGGTGCAATTCGGCAATTTAATAGTGGTGGTTTAGTTTCTAATTCTATATCTAATTCTATATCTAATTTCAATGGTGGTGGTTTAGTTCAGTACCTTAATAATGGTGGAAAGGTGATGAGCACTAGTGAGAATGCTACTATGCAAGGAGGTAAGGTAGTATCTGGTAATATGTCTCAATCTAGTGCTGATTATTCTAGAAAGAAACTAGAATTAGAGAAGGCAAAGAATCTGGCAAGACAGATACATGGTTTTAATTCTCCTGAAGTTAATCAAATAAAGAAACAACTATTGATTCTAGATGGAACTCCAGCAGATGCTATTTACACAGATAGAAAAGGTAATGTCAAAGTAAAAGGATATTCAACTTACTCAGGGAAAAATCAACGTTCGATTTCAAATAAGTCGGAAAAAAATCCCGCCAATTTTTCACAGCCACAGGGTTCAGGTGGTGGATTTGGATTGAAACGTATGATTGGTGGCATGGCTGATATAGCAACAGGACATATGTTTGACTTTGATAAGCGAAGCGGTGGTGGACTTCTAAGAAAGACTGCTAATACAGTTGGTAAAACTGCTAGTGGAATAGGTAAGGGTCTTAAGAGAGGTGTTGGTGGTGCTATGGATCAAATGACAGGTAATCTATTTGACTTTGATAATAGGAGTGGTGGTGGACTTATAAGAAAGACTGCTAATGCTGTTGGTGGTTTGTTTGGTGGTTCTAAACCTAGTGGTGATAAAATAATGGCTAAAGAACCAAAGATAAAGGAAATAAAAATTCCTTCTGAAGGTCTTGAGAGTATCTTGATAAAGATATCTTCTAAGCAGGATATTAAAACTCCAGTTGGCCAACCTTCATTATCAGGACCAAAAATCACTGTTATGCAAGAAAATAAATCTATTAATACTCCTATGGGTGGAGGAGCTTCTGGTCATGGTAAAACTATTCCTAAGTTTAATGCTGGTTATGGGTCGGTAAGAAAAATGAAGCAACTAGGTATATCAAGATAAGATGGCAATATTAAAAGCACTTCCTGGTTCAGCAAAGGTTAATGGGGAACCTGTTAAAGGTAATCAACCTATTAAAGGTAAACTTATTGGTGTAAAAAAATCTGTTATTAATATTAATAAGTTTCTTGATAGGAAAAAGGAACAAACAAAAAAACAGAATGAAGATTTTGAAAAACAAAATCAAAATTTTAAAAGGAAGAAGAAGGAAGAAAGACTAGAAGAACCTAAGAAGGAATGGAAGAAATTAGTTCCAAAAAAAGTTCCTGGTCTAAGTTTCTTTGACAGCATCAAAAAATTTGTTAGTGGATGGATATTAGGATTCGTTGCAATCAAATTAATACCATTGTTACCTAGTTTAATTCCTGTTGTAATTAACTTGGGTAAGATGGTTAATTTTATTATTAATATTGGTGGTGCTTTTCTGAATGGGGTTATATCTTTTGTAAATTTTGGAGTCAAAGCTCAAGAAGCAACCTTTGGATTCTTAAAGAATTTGGGTGGAGAAAAATTTGCTGAGAATTTTGCTAAGTTTGGTGGATTATTGCAGTTAGTTCTTGATGGAATGTTAATACTTGGTGGTTTAATGCTTGCGGATGCATTAAGTGGTGATAGTGGATTTGGACTGGGAGATATACTTGGAAAGAAAGGACTTGGAAAATTCTTTGGAAAGAAAGCAGCAGCAACAACAACAGCGAAAACAGCAGCAGCAGTAACAGCTAAAGTAGGAGGTGTAAGTGCAGGAGTAGCAGCAGGAGCTATAGCAGCAGCAGGAGCTGTTGCTGTTGGTCTTGGTGAGGGTATATTTGCTCTTGGTAAAAAAGGTTATGCGGTAGAGGAAGATTGGAGAAAAAAAGCTGATGAGAAATGGTGGTCAGATCCTAGAAAATATTGGTGGGGGATAGGTTCTGGTATACTGGGAATTATTAATCGTGGATTTAGTCTTTTTGGTGGTATATTAGATATTGTTGGAGCACCTTTTAGAATGATTGCTGAGTTAATGATGTTCCCCTTCTTAGGTAAAGAGGGTCAAGAAAAGCAAAGGGATAATTTAGTAAAATATGATACCAGAATTAGAGAACAGTTCCGTAAGTTTGCAAATATGTTTGATATATTTGGTATGGTTAGTGATGATGAAGGATCATGGGGAAGTATTTACGGAAAGACTGCATCAGAGAAAGCATCAAAGGAGATGGGATTTACTAAGGATGGTAAAACAAAGAGTCAGCAAGATGCAGAAAAAACACAAAAAACATTTAAGGTTGAAAATGGTATAGTTGTTGGAGGTACTGGTACACAGGAAGAGTATGAGAACATAAAGAAAATACAGAAGTTAGAAGATGAAGCAGATTTTGCTGCAGAGCAAGGTGATTGGAAGAAGTATGATCTAATACAAAAACAAATATCTATCTTAGAAGGATCACAGAAAACATCACAGGTGGTAAGTAAAAAACCTCAAGGATTGATGAGAGGTCTTACAGGTGCTGCTGATTTTGTGACAGGTGGTATATTTGATTTTGATAATCAGAATCGTAAGGGAGCACCAAAAGATTTTGGTATCCGTAGAATTGCAGGAGGACTAGCTGATTATGTTACACTAGGTCTAACTGATTTTGATAAGAGAGGTAAGGGTAACTTACAGGTTAATCCTATTGGTGGTGGTAAAGATAAGGCATGGGGTGCTGCTAATGTGCAAGCAAAGAGAGGAGAGAAGCAATCTGGTATGGGAATCAAGAGAGGGATTGGTGGAGCATTAGACTTTGCTACACTTGGTATGTTTGATTTTGATAAACAGAATCGTAAGGGAGCACCAAAGGGTTTTGGAATTAAAAGGATTGTTGGTGGACTTGCTGATGTTATCACTGCTGGTGCGACTGATTTTGATAAGAGAGGTACTGGTATTGGTCAAATGAAGTTGGGTGAGATGATGTCAAATAAAAAGGCACGAAAAGCATTTGAAAATAATGTAAGGGTTAGGAATTTTATGAACAGAGGAGATGAATTATATGATAAATTTAATCAACTCCCAATGGAAACTACTGTAAACCCCGATGGGTCAATTACAAGTAAAGGATCAGGGAAATTAATTGGCGGTGAACTTTTCACTCCTGACCAACCTTTAACTGAGAGACAATATTCTGCTGTTAAATTTGGTAGGATGATGGATCCTAATAGGAAATATAGTGATGATGTGCTTAGATCTTATGCCATGTATGAAGAGCAGCAGGGAAGTAGTAATTTGAAACTTGGTAAGCAACCAGTAAAATTTGATGAAGAGTTGTTGGGTGTGAGTGCATCTTATGAAACTGATGGTGGTCAGAAAGAGTATACAATCTATGCTCCTACCACTCAGATAAATATGTTACCAGCTGATAATTCTGGTCAGTTAGTTACTAGTGGAGCAACAGCATCTTCTGGAGATGATCCTTATGAAATTTTAGAGAAGGGAAATTAATATGGCTAAAGGAGATAAAACTGTTTTATCAAAGGCATCAGATCCTGCTATAATATCTACAGTACTTGTGACTTCTAATAAAGATCAGAGTCGTGCGGTAGATTTGGCTGGTGGTGTTACTCTTCTTCAGTATTATGAAAGTATTTTAGCAGAGACTGTAAGAGTTTCGGTTAACTATACTGATTCAGGACATACTGTTAGATCTGAGGATGATGATACTGTAATGGCAGCAGTGGAGGGTCTTCCTATAGTTGGAACAGAGTCTTGTAAAGTTATCATTGAAGATAATAATGAGAATGAAATTGAATTAGAACTCTTTGTTAATAAAGTTACACCCATACAAGAAACTTCTAAAGTTAATAATGTAAATTTAGAATTGGTATCTAAGGAGTTTATTTTAAATGAAAAGATAAGAGTTAACACTAGATTTGATGGTAAAATTGCTAATGGTACTGAACAGGATAGTGGTTCTACGGATAGTCAGGGTGGTCATGTAGAAAAAATAATAAAGTCAGAAGAAAATTATTTAAATACTGATAAAGAAATACATATAGAAGCAACTGCAAATAATTATAATTTTATAGGTAATAATAGGAAACCTTTCTTTGTTTTGAATACATTATCTAAGAAGTCTGTACCAGATGGAAAACTTGGAAAGAGTGCAGGGTTTTTCTTTTGGGAAACCTCAGAGGGATTTCATTTTAAATCTATTGATACCTTATTAGATAAGGATAAGAATCCAATTAAGAAAGCTATATTGTTTGATAATACTTATGATGAGGATGGTGCAGGTATTCCTCCAGCATATGATATGAAAGCATTGCAATACTCAGAGGATAATAGGGTTAATATAAAGGAAAAAATGTTATTAGGTGCTTATTCTACAAAAATAATTACTTTTGATCCAAGAACAGCAGAATATAAAGTTACAACTAGAACGATAAAGGATGATGCTACTAAAGTTGGGAAAGGTGTTCCTCAAGACGAAGGATCTGAAAAGAATTTGACAACTGGTGGCGAGGAACTTCCTGTATTAAATCCAATATTTGATAGAGAAGGGTTTGATAAAGATTATTCTAGAACAACTTATTATGTTGAAGATACTGGAACTCTTCCTACAGGTTCTGGGTTGGGTGATGAACAGGAGCAATTAGAAAAGTCAAAGGATCCTAATTTTATTCAATCACAGATTGTCAATCAGTCAATAAGGAGGTATAATCAATTCTATGCTTCTCAAGTAACTATTACTATACCAGGAGACTTTTCACTTCATGCAGGAGATTCTTTATTTGTAGATGCACCAGCTGTAACTGCAGATAAGAGTAAAGGCGAAGTAAACCACCGAACTGGCGGTCTATATATTATAACCGATCTTTGTCATTATGTTTCATCTGATGGAACATACACAAAACTGAATTTAGTAAGAGACTCTTTTGGTAGACAAGGCACTCCATTAAAAGGTTAAAAAACTATGACTATTAAACACGATTTAGATCATGAGGTCTACATTGACCCCAAAGATGGTAAAGAACATACTAATCATGGTATGCATGAATACACTAAGGATGACTTAGAAAATGTTCATGCTGATTATGATGTGTATCATAAGGATGATAAAGTAGATAAGAATGAAGGTAAGATAAATGATTATCATACACGGCATGAAGATAGTCATCTAGAAGTTTATTGTGATAATCATCCTGATGCGGATGAGTGTAAGGTATACGACGATTAATGGTAGCAGATTCAGGCTTATTCAATCCAGAAGTTTATGGGCAAGGCCCAAGGTGGCAAGGGCAAATTGCTGATGATTCTGGGTGGAGAGATAACATAAGTCCTGGTAAAATAGAGAACCCTGAGTCAACTAAGGGATGGGGAAGAAGGTATAAAGTAAGGATCATGGGCATCCATGACAAGGAAGAAGAATCAATTAGTTCTGATCAACTTCCTTGGGCTCAGGTTGAGATGCCCATCACTGCTGGTGGAGGTCAGGCAGGAGCATTTGCTACCCCTAATCTCCGTCAGGGTATGTTTGTCTATGGATATTTTCAAGATGGTCCTGAACAGCAAGTACCTATCATTACAGGTGTCTTAGGGCATAATGCTACTACAGTACTAAAGCAAAAGATAGGTGAAACAGATTCTAACTTTGCAGCCACTAGTGGTTATGCAGATGGAAAGGTAGCGAAGACATATAGAACTAAGGAAGTTGTTCCAAAGTATGATCAGGTAACATCAAAACCAAAAAAAGCATCTGTAGAGAAAGATGTTGAGGTTGCAGAAGCTGTAGGTAATGAGAAGAATTTATTAAATCAATTTGGTTTAAAGAAAGATTTAGCTGCTACTGCAGAACAGTTAAAAGATATTGCATCTGCACAATCACAAGCAGATGCTTTACAATTAATTGGGCAAGCAAAAGAAGTTTTTATTAAGAGTAAAGTTCATCAAGAATTAAGAAACAGAATAAAGAGAGCAAATTCTCCTATAACACCACCAGTACCAGGTGCTACTTGTGAAAGTGCTGATGCTCCTCATAGATTAAATGCAGGTCAGGTACAGAGAGAAGATA